TAACGTCCCGTCCATCTTCTACCATTCTTACTTGATGGGACATTCCCTGGGATAAATATTCCTCTTGGCATACATCTTTTATTAACTCTGCCGCATCCCTTAAACTACGATTAGCTATAAAGTCCGACAAATCTTTTGATTTGTAGTCAAAGGTATTAAATTTTCCATTAGTGAAAAATAACGGTATGAATCCATACAGTTTCCTATGTCTATTGGCAAAAGATACGCCAGTGTGGTCAAAGTCATATAATATGTATATCCTTGCAAATCTGTCAGATAAATTACTGACAATGTCTGCAGGAATGACACAACTTTCTGATGATGGAGCAATTGCAGGAATATCCCATATATTCAAACACATAACATCTTTTAGTGATTTAGTAATAACTAGTGTGTCCCCCGTGTTAGGAAGTTGGCTCAACCCTTGCAGATCCGACACACTAGTATTACTTAACCATTTAAATTTGCTATCTGGTTGATATATTTTTATTTTCCCTTCTCCAAAATCATAAGCATAAATAGGGTTATACCTATTGCTACTAACAATAAGATTGCCGTTAACCCATACGTGGGCTGCAGGCTTGACATTAAATTTGTTAAGTATTTTACAACAGATTCCATATTTAGACCAGAAAGTTTTGTCCTCGTTAGCATTCCAGGGACGTGTTTTAATTTGTATTGTAGTAGAAGACGGTTCAACGTTTTCATACTCTTTTAGATGCTCACCAATATGCTGTTTAGTGGGCGAACTAAAAGATCTTGTAGATATGCCTAGTTGAAAGTCATTGTCTACAAGACGATATGTGTCAAACCTTTTAAGGCCATACATTTTTGTTAGAAATGTAAAGCAATCACCAGAGTCACCAGTACTAAAGTCTTTAAAAAAGAATTTACCACTGTTATGTCTAAAGATAGTAAACGAAGGAGATTTATCTTTACGAAGAGGAGAGCACATAGCTCTCCCCATCTTAAAGTCTTTACCTATATAGTAAGCAAAGATGTCTACACAGGTAATCCTGCTTAGAATCTCATCGTCACTTAGTTCTACTACTCGACTACCGTACATTAGAACGGCATATCAGTGCTGCTTGAAGCCATTACTGTTTCAGGTGTTACCACTGCTGCGTCTGGCTCAGGCTTAACCAACTTCTTCTTATTCCAATCAGAAATATAGATGTTAGTTTTCTCTGCAGGTGTTTCCATACCCTCGATAAAGTTAGGATACTTTGGAAGAGACACATACTTACCTTTGTAAATAAATAGCATTCTAAACTTCTTACCCATATACTTTTGTCCCATGACAGCTATAACCTTATTACCATACTCGGCAAATGTAGATACATTGTCAATTACAAATTCAGACTCAGGCATAAACTTAGTAGCAATATGCTTTACACGACGAGATACATCTGTCGCTTGTTTTTCTACATCACCATAGTCTGGGTTTGCAGGAAATTCTGCATGCTTTACGCTTGCACCATTTGACTGCTTGAACTCAAAGTCAAGTCTACCGCCCTGATCCATGTTTAGGGTTATCCCTACTAGTTCACAATTTTCTTGAATACCTACTGATGGCATTACACCACCTGTACTGTTACTTTCTACGTTACTTCCGTACATTTGTTCTCTCTTTTAAAGTTAGTTATTATAATCTTCGATAGCCTTTGCTACCATTGCTAAATCGTTTGGAATTTTAACAGACCCAAACATGTCTTTTGGAGTTTTGCCTGTATTAGCACCATCGTTTTGTGTAATAAACGAGTATGACATACCAGCTTCACTCTTTGTGACGTCTGTATACAATACAATTGTAAACATACCCTCAAGGGTAACCACATTGTCCATCATTTTACCGATAGTCTTTGCTTTGGTAACTTTATTACCATGTGCATCGAATGTAGTTTCTGAGTGCATCATAAACACAACTAATAAATCATCACGCATAGATTTAACTGCATTGATAACAGACCAAGCATTCTGAGCAATCTCAGTAAACTTTTTGAAACCAGTCTCGTTAGCTCTACGCATGTACTCATTAGCCATTGTGTATTGATAATCATCAATAATAATCGTCTTGATTTCAGGACGCTTCTCATTAATGTAGTTCAAACATCCAAGAATCTCGCTAGATTTATCTGTAGAACAAAATCTACCACTAGGATTCTCTTTGTCGAATACAGGATATTTAGTCTTCCATCCTCTAAAAGGCAACGCTTTCTGCGCTACATTTACAATGAATGTTGACTCAGGGTTTAGATTTTCAATTGAGGTGGATTTCCCTGTTCCACTCGCTCCAACTATTAAAACTTCTTGTGCCATTATTTATTTTGTTTTTCTTTTATTAAAGCATCATTTAATTCTTCCATTGTAGTAACATGTTCTTCCACAGGTCTATTTCTATTGTATTGATCAATAAGAAATTTTCTGTGTTCCTCACTACGTTGGTGTGGGGGTTGATCCCAGCCCCACATAATTGCATCTCGTTTTTCTTCCATAATTAAAATAGATTGATTTCAGTTTTTACTTTTTCTTGTTCTGCATGCCTTGCTATCCACTTAGCACCTCTAAACTCAGGATGAATTTCTTGCAGTTTACGACGACAACGTCCTATACCTTCAAAAGAAGGATACTGTTTGTCGTTTAAACCTTTTAGAAAATCTTTAGTGCTTAGTGTGTTTATGTCGATACCGTAATCTAGTAATACAAATGCATACAAAACATAATCGCTATCTCTAGCTTTGGCTTTGTTAAGCAGTATCCTTGATACCATCTTTTCGTACTTCTTTACCTTCATTGCTCGAATAGGTTGGTGGTTTAGCATCTAATATTTGATTATGAGCCAAATCATTTTCCATAAGCGCAATGCAAGGCTCACCCTCCCTAACCTTCAAGTAATGCCAAAATATAGCATTAGTTGTAGGCCATCTCTTTGGGCCGTATGCCCTAATACCAAGCATCTCTGGTCTGTGTGTTACCACAACAATGTCAGAATACATATAACATGCATCTGCACCGAAGATGTCTTGTTTCTTAGGGTAATGTAAATCAGGGTTTTGTATGCGCTCTGATGCTTCTATGTTACGGTTCATCTGAGATATTAGAATGAATGACACCCTAATAACCTTTTTTAATCCATTAAACATGGCCATCAAATCATAGAGCAAATCTCTATCTTGCGCACCGCCTGCCTTTTTTACAAGTAAAGTATGATCTAACATAATCACAACAGGTTTGTCTTTTTCTTTAGAGAAAGCTAATATAGTTGCCTCTAAAGATTTGACACTACCTGGTATGTCTACATAGTTTATATCATACTTATTTAACTTGCGAGCTTCTTGTACTGCATTCATATAGTAATTGTCATTGAGCTTAAATGTCTCTGACGCACTATATAATTGCTGTGTAGTAATGTTCATCTTATTACTAAGTTTACGGCCAATCAGCCGTGAAGAAAGCATCTCGAAGTTAAATGATAAAATTGCAAAGTCTTCAGTTTGATTTAGATCTTTCAATCCTGTTTCAAGCTGACCTAACACTGCAGTTTTACCGCTACCAGACATACCAGCAATAGTTGTGATAGTCTGCCATTCTATACCTCCCATAGATATGTTGTTGAACTTTTTCCAAGGGGTAAGCAGGGATTTAATCTCGCCTTTTCTTCTACCATCAATGTAGCGTAATGCTGCACTAGATGCTTTAGAAATATGTCGCCATGGTAATGGCTTATACTCTTCGCTCATATTAAATCTCCTCCGTAGTTTTGTTCGTCACTAGATTTTGGAGCCTCGATTCCTTCATACATAGTCCAGGCTTCCTGGTTTAAATATGAACTCATCATTTTCCATCTAGGTCGAAATTCATTAGTGTAACTGGCTTGCTTTCTGTCTTCATGTTCAGCTGCAATAGCTGTAAGAATAGTTTCATGCAAATCAGGGTTCCTCTCTATTAACGCTATGTATTTAAGCTTATTACGCTTCATATCATTATGCAGAGGTCTGCCTTGATCCTTTCTAGGATAGGCAATTGCAAATTGATTCCAACAATCTTCACATCCTCGTACCATAAATAAATCCAACGCTTTTTGACGGAGCATAAGTGACTGGTCGGGCATCATTTTAACAAAGCCTCGTGTCTGTAGTTTTTCGCTGTCAACGGGTAAAATTTCTAGGTACTTTTGAACTTGTTTTTCTCCTGCACTTTTAAGCAGCATATACACAAACTCACTAGGTGTGAGATGGTTGCCCTTCAACTTGGTTAAGTTTAAAGACACTTTCATCACAATTTAAATAATTATCTAGTTCCTCTTCAGTTAATATTGCAAGAGCATCATCTTGCAAACATCTTATTTCTCCTTCACATTCAATACAGTTAATCATGACATTTTAAATTACCATCATTGTCCCTATTTTGTGCGGTGAGAAGATATAAATATACGTCTTTTTCAGAGACTGTGCAACCAAATTCTAATTGCATTATATCTGCTACAGCCACTGGAGGCAAAGTATCTAAGTCTTGATAATAAAATTTTAATACTTGGTATACATTCCAAATATCTTCAAGATCTAATACTTTGCCTTCATAAGGACTGTTTTTCATATTACATTAATTATATGCATCTACAGCGTATCCCTCCATAACGGCCATCTCGCTATTAAAATGCTTTTTATACTCATTAAGAATATAATCTTCTGTAAATGTATGTAATTTAGTATACTTCTCCAAAGCGTGTGTAGGATGAGCAGTTTTAAGCGCTTCAGTGCATGCATTATATGCTGACCACAACGTGCGCCCTTTAAACACGGGGGATTCAAACCATTCTTTAGTTGCTTTGTTTATCTGAGAACCATTCAAAATGTTCTGATTTACGTATAACTGACCAAAATAATCTCCCACCTGTTTATCGCTAAATTGTATATCTTGCATAAAACTAGCATCTTCATTTGCTTTAGCATATAATTTATCAGTTTGTGTAAATAAATCTGCTATAAGCTTATCCATATCATTATCAATATTTTGTGTATGCTTACGAAGCTTTACTATGTCACCAACAAACATTAAATTGGAACACACTGTAATATTAGCGCCTGCACACAAACCTACAGGCAGTGTTTTATCATATGAATTACGAAAGCCAATAGATATATTAGAATTCTTTTCAGAACCTCTAAATACCATTGATCCGAACATTTGTTGTCCTCTATGATTTACTTCTAGTTTGGTATGCTCAGGTAAATGCCCATAATAAGATTTACCTGCTTGGGATACTTTTGTAACTAATTGTTGATGACTTACTGGTATGTAAGTCTCTGTTTGCTCAGGGACCTTGATAAGGCCCAACTCAGCGAAATCTACTAATTTTGCCATTGCTTCCGTCTGTTTTAGGATATTTAATTGATTCTACATTAATTGGTTTTGTATAAACTTTTGGGTATGTGTACCCAAACATAAGCTCAAATATGTCTGTTGTAACAAATCCTGACATATCTTTAGCCTTCTTTATTACTTTCTTCTCTTTTACGAGAGGTGTGTACTCGTGATACCCTTTTTTCATAAAAATTTACTTTTTAATAACTAATTTTTCTACTTGCTCACTTAGTTTAACTAGTTCTTTAGTTAGCATAGCTATTTGAGCTTGACCATTGTCCAACTGTTTTTGTTGGGATTCTATAATTTTAATTAGAATCTTTAACTTTTCTTGTGACATTTTTCTTTGATTTTGTTTTACGTTTCTTTGGATTAGTGTGTTTCTCTCTGTACGCTGCTTCATTAACGCGTTTTAAATCAACACTGTATTGTATCATATTATATACAACATAAGCGCCAAAAAGAAATATCACGCCGAATACTATATCTACCATAATTTTAATTTAAGTTAAGTAATTGGAAGGGCTGCATAGACGACCAAGTTTATAAAAGCCCTTCCTAATTACAGCAAAAGATGCAGCACTCACGTAGCTTACTCACGTATTTAAAATAGGCTCTCTTTTGTTTTTGTCAATGGACAAGCAGTGTGAGATAATAAGAGTTTGACTGCTAGTTACTCTTGCCTAATTTATTTCATCTATACTATCTGCCCATATAACATTCTGGCCTTCTTGTCGCTTGTTAAGCCAAGAGACTTCCTGTGTATCTGGTGAGTATAGGTTAATAATAATAGCTGTTTTACCTGGTACATACCTAATAATACGGCCTGTACGCTGAATGTTATCAAGTTTTTTGGAACTACCTGCTGCTACGATACCAAGAGAACAATCTGG